TTGGTAGCATAAGATCTGCAATTTCTTGCCAATGACTTTCCCAAGTTGATCTTTTCTCCATCAATCTTGATAGATTATTCTTTAGCTCAGAAGCTAGTTTTCTAAGTTCTTGCGATTGCATTATCTCTTCTTAGCTGTCTTAGCAGCTCTTCTAAATTGCTTAGCTGTTGGTCTGCCTTTTTGACCACGCTTTCGCATTTTTTCTTTGCTGCCTTTTTTAATTCTTTTACGCTTCGCATGAATGTTTGCGTATAGTCCACGTCTTGCCATAATGATTTATCCTAGTAAGGTTTTTTTGCTTAGTGTTGGGTAGTCATCAACTCCAGTTACGGAAGTTAAAATTGTTTTTTTTCTACCTTTTCTTCTGTTCTTTAGTGCTAATTCATCAGCAGTCATCTCGGTTATAGCTGGTGCTTCAGCTGTAATCATATCTGACTTAACATCAGTATTATTCATTTGAGATTTTACTTTTGGTTGTTCAATAGATTTTTGAGTAACTATATTATTATTATTATTGTTATTGTTATCTCTTCCTGTTCTTAGATCTCTAGGTGGTTTTCTTGAAACATCTCCTTGATAATCTGGACTACCTAAATAACTGTCATTAATTTTTCTGTCTTTAGCTTTAGCTTTAGATTTTGCTATACCTTTTGAAATACCTCTAACAACAGCGCCTACAACTCCGCCACCTTTAATAAATTCTACAACTTTGTTTTTAGGTTTCGTATAACCAAATTTAGTTTTATTATTATTTCCACCGCCACCATTATTACCGCCTGAAGGTCCACCCATAATAATTATCCTAATAAAGTTTTTTGTTTAATTAATTCTTCTTCGTTTAGACCAGAAGCTGAAGTCATAATTGTCGATCTTCTACCTTTTCTTTTTCTTAATAATTCAGCAGCAGCTTCATTACCTTTCTCGGCATTTTCTGAAAGTTTTTCATCCAAAGCTTTTGACATCTTTTTTCCTTCTTCTGGAGTTTTAAGTTTTGGCTCTACCTTTTTAAAAATTTTAGGATTTTTTTTTATAATTCTTGCAACACCACCCATGAAATTAACCTAATAAACTTTTTTGATCTATGTTTGCATCTTCAATTTCGTTTAAGCCAGTACCAGTTAAGATAGTAGATCTTCTACCTTTTCTGTTTCGTTCTCTTTTTCTTTGAGCTTCTTCTTCTGCTGCTATAACTGCTGGATCATCTGCTTCAGGTACATCTTCCGTTTTCGGCATGACAATTGGAGCTGGATCTGGCATCTTTGGTGCTTTAAATATTGAACCCATAACTACCTCTTCTTCTTTTTAAATTTTTTCATTTTAGCTTTCTTAGCTGATGCTTTACCTTTTTTTGTGTAAGCATATTTTTTTCCGTTTACCATTGGCATAATTATATTACCTCGTAATTGCTTTCAGCTTTTTGCTGTAAAGATTTGTTGTTGATTATTTTTGTTTCTTCCATTCCAGTCGCTAAACATCGTAAAGCATCCATTGGATGTGAGCTGAAATCATGAACTGGTTTTGATTTATAAGTTCGATCCTTATCACTATATTTTCTATGATAGTGTCTAAGAGCAATAAGAAGCTTTGAGCAATTATCACTATCGATCCTACATCTAGGTAAAATCATTTTTACTGCATGAATACCATCTTCTAAAAGTAGTCGAGGTGCAGTCCTAAATTTTATTCCAAGCTGATAAAAAACTTCTCTTCTTGTTTTACCAGTAGAGAACTCAACCTGGTCCAAATCGTGTGGTGCATAATGAGTTTCATACACATACGGTTTTTCTTTTAAAACTTGAACGTAATGCGGCAGCGCCTGGTTGTTGTTTTCGTAATAGTCTATCAAATGGATAGAGTGATTAACCTTTTGAAAGAATATTATAGATGTACTATCGTTAAATCCGAGATCTATTGCAGTTGATACTGGATAAGCTGGATCGTATGGAACAGATCCAATTTGACCTTTATCGTCTATTTCTTGAACTACATCGCCATAGATTGAGCCTTGTATATTACCAATAAAAGAGCATTCAAACTCCTGGTCATACTTAGCTTTACCCATAACGGATAGAGCTGCATCTAATTCTTCTTGATCAACAATTTTTGTACTAGACGCTTTAGCTTTGTAAAGAAACCAATTATCGTCTGCTTGAGCTTTGTTATAATAATCATAAAATATATTGTTCATTCCTTTTGGTGTTCCAATCAGAAACATTTTTCCTTTTCTGTCGCTGAGAGCTGGAGTTATTACTTCATCTATTAAACCTTGAGAGATCTGCGCAGTTTCATCGATTGCGACCATATCCATATAGATACCTCTTATGCTATCGAAATTCTCACTAGACAGTAAAGTAATTCTTGAACCATTAATTAAATCGCAACGCAATTCACTTTCATTCCATTTAGTACCAGGAATATTTTTTGTATAATATTTTAGGTAATCCCAAGCGATGCTTTTTGCTTGTTTGTAAGTAGGAGCAATGTAAGCCAGTCGTGGATTATGGTTTTTATTTTGTAAAGCGCTGCGAATTAAATGGTTAAGAACCATGACGGTCTTGCCAAATCTTCTATGACAGCAAAGTACAGCATATCTGTACTGATCTAATTCTTTATGTATAAACGCCTGGTGCTTTCTTGGCGTGTACGGTATTTGGATTTTCATTAAAATATAGCTGCACCTAATATAAATCCGATTATGAAAGTGATTAGCAAAGGATGATCAATGCAAAGACATTCTATTTTAAATCTTAAATTATTTATAAAGTTCATCATCTTAGTGGACCGTTGGTGGATTTTCTCCAAAGTTAGATCTCATATGTATTCTGTTAAAAACAAATTCGCAGAAGTCGTAAAGATCATCTTCGTTATCAAAGCCTGAGAAATTTATTATTAAATCATTGTCATAAGCCTTAAAGCTTATTGCGGTTACATTCCGAAACTTGTCTTTAATGTATTTAGTCATCTGTTTGTGTCTAATTATTCTATCGGTAATTTATGTATAAGGACCAGCAGCTACTTTTTGGTGGTGTCGGTCCTAGAAAAAAAACTATTTATTCGCTGTCAGGTAAACGCATTTGCCTACAAGGCTAACGCTCTAGCCAGGAAACATAACATTAATTTTCTAAAATGTGCTGACCTGGTGCTGATAATCCTAGATCTCCTATACTCTGTTGCTATTTAGAATCATTCGAACCTCATGTCGTGTGCGAGAGCTATGTTTGTGCGTCAGCTACCCAACTCTGAAACATTCTTAATCTCATTCTCAAATGTCTTATCATCTGATGCGTTCCAGGTTATCTCAATCTTACTATCTACTTCGACTTGTTGTTTATCTCCATAGATTGCAACAAGCTTAGATGCCATCCAACGATAATGAATTAACTTCTCTCTTGTTACTGCAATGCTTTTGTTATCTGCATTCTCTAATTCTGTAATCATCTTATCAAGATATGTCTGAGCTGCTATCTTACGAGCAGTCAGTATCTTGTCTGCAAATGCCTTATCGGATCTAATCCAGTCGTAAACTTTAGATAAGCTTGGCGCATCTTTGTTTTGGCAAATGGTAGTAAGAGGAGTACCATTCATCAATAGACGTTCTATATCATCAGCTATCGCTGGTGTTAATTCTAGTTTTTTTGTCATTATTCTGTTTTAAATTTAGTAATGCTTTCGCTTTACCTTCTGGTGTTTTAGGACCAGTACTCCAGCCTCCGTGCATTCTGCAACGTATGTTACCATTCTTCATCAATATTCCAGAAGCCTTACAAGGCAATTTATTCTGTTTATTTATTGTCTGACATTGCAGTCTATATTTGTGTCGTGCAGCCATAAACGGTTTTAGGATTAAAAAAAAAAGAGAAAAAAAAATTATACTTTTCAAATCCGTTCTAGTACGGTTTTAAGTACAAGCACTATAGTTATGATTATACACCGCCTGGATAGATTTCCAAGTTACTATTTTCTAATTTATTTTATAGGAGAGTTTATTTTTTTAAAAAGATTTTAAGAATATCAAATTAAGTACAATAATCTGTTAAGTTTGCAATACTTTTTATTATTTATTTTAATTTTATTACACAACTTACTTAGGACTTTCTCATATCTATTTTTAATCTGATGCCTTGTAAAACCAAAGTGTTTAGCAATTACGGTCCACTTGTAACGCTGCGCTTTCATCCAAATGATTTGTCTATCAAGAATAGGATCTTCTGATATGTCATGCTCAATACTTGTTAAGCAGTCTATCGCAAACTCCCATCTTGTTATTTGTTTTGGAGTAGCTCTTAACTTTAGCAATTTCTTTTCGTAGTAAGCCCAGTCGCCTTGCATATAAGTTGTTTCTAAAAGATTATACATACTTGCAGCCGATGGCGGTTTTGGACCAGATAAAAATCTCTCAGTTCTTGCAGCTTCGTCTATCAAGTTAATTAAGTTAGATAACGCAAAGACTTCTTTTTGTATCTGCAGCTCAGTAGAATTAATAATTTCCATTTTGATAAGTATAAATATTCTGTTTAACTTTATTGAAACCTTTATTGGAATAGTTCTTGGTAAACTTTATGCTTTCAAGAAATGCTTTGTATCTTGGCATATCAAAGTATGTAAAATTCTTATGTGTTATGAGCGGTTTGTAATCTATATTTAAGAGCGCCAGGCGCTGCATTGCTTCTTTAATTTTAGGCAACGGAACTATCATGTGATCTGCGCAATCAATCATTCTTACATACGGAGTTAATCTTTTAAGATCATAGTTCTTGCAAAGATAAGAATATAATTTGAAATCAAAATCTGACATCTTGAGATCAAATATTTTAGGATCACTTATATAGAATTGACGCAAACGCACTCCTTCTATTGGCTCTCATATCTTCTCTTAATTTTTTATTGAATAGATCTTTTTTTGTGCAATCTGGATAGTGTTTTACTTGCTGATACTCCAGGAACTGAAGCCATTGATCAGGATCTAATTTTATTGGCTCTGATGAAAAGCCATCTTTATAATCTGGAGCTATCTTTTTGACATGAATAAACATCATCATCTCTCCAATAAGCTTATACCAAACGATATATGCTGGTATTCCAGCCATCTCAGCTAGTTGCTTAGTTACTTTATGAGGCTTATTCCAGCCTTGACCATTATTGAATACAGTTTCAGCTAAAAAAAGCGGCTTTAAACAAGCATTACAAGTCGAAACCTGGTCAATATCGCTAAAACCTAAGCAATTATGCTGTTGTCTATGCCAGTTGCTATATCCAGAGAACTTAACTCCTTTAAAATAGACCTTTTTAACCATAAAAACCTCAATAAACGAGCAATATAGATAA